TTCGCGGGTGCTGATGTAGTGTATGAAACTGATTACAGTCGGTTTGACACTACCATCGGCGCAATGCGCGGACTAGAGCGCGAAATCCTCAGTACTCTTTTTGAAGGAGATGAGGCTATTAAACTGTGGGAGCAGCAGCTCAGGTGTCCGATTGTAGCAAGGAACTTCGGTAAGAAGTACTTTGCCTATAGGGCTGCTGGCGAGAGGCTTTCGGGTTCGCCCGAGACTTCTTGCTTCAATACCATAGATAACGCGCTCATATGCTATATCGCTTTAAGGCTCGACGGCCTTTCCGAAGGCGAGGCTTATGGTAGGCTGGGCATTTACGGGGGGGATGACGGGGTCACCGAAACATCGAACCCTGACCGGTTGGTTTCAGTGGCCAATGAGTGTGGGCTTACGTTGAAGATGACGCCACGGTGTGGAGTGCCTTTCAGCTTCCTAGGGCGTTATTTCTTCCCTTTTGGAACCGGATCGTTGGAATCATGCTACGATCCGATACGTTGCCTATGCAAAGTGCAGTACTCGAGTAACGTCACGAGGACTCCGGTTGAGAATTTGGCCCTCAAATTAGAGTCCTTACTAATCACTGATGCGACCACCCCATGGGTAAGGGACTTAGTGACTAGTTATAATGACGTGTACGGCGCACTTCGTCCCCTCCGTCCTGACTCTGCTGAGCATGACATCGAGATGAATTATTTCGCCTGGTTGACCGCCGAGACAGGGGAAAGGTTCACAGGTGTCTCTCCCGACGGGTGGGCACTCCAATTGTACAGCGATTTGATCGCTGAGTACGTGGCAGTGCCTAGCCACGAACGCCTTAGCAAGGCTGCGTCCGTGGATGGAGTCCAGGTCAACGACTATCCGTTAGTCGAGATTGATCGTAACGGGCTGAGGATTGTCCCTGAGAAAGAGACACCGCCGCCGCCACTGCCCGAGAGACCAAAGCCAACGCCTGTTCCGGCGAAGGCCCCTCTCGTGGTGATCAGGACTCAAGCTCCACCACCCAAGGTGGAGGACGCGCCGAAACGGCGCGTCAAGGTCAGGAAGTAAACGTCCTGACTGGCGGCTGTTAAAGATTTGAGGAAGAAGTTGACATGCAGCGCAAGTCAAAGAAACAGCAGAGCACGAAGAAGTACAGCTCCGGGAAGGCCCGCGCTGTGCCAGTGATGCGTGGCGGCGGAGGATACACCATTGGTGATCAAGCTCCCGCCGCCAGGGGAACGAGTACCCGCATGATTCCTAACGGAGTGGTGATCACTAAACGCGAGTTGGTCGGCACATTTGTGACCGCCAATACCAACACGTTCACGCTGATTCCCCCGTCTGCCGGGTACCCGGGGTTGGATGTCAACCCAACAAATGGGAGTCTATTCCCTTGGCTGAGCAATGTCGCCCCTCTCTATGAGAAGTATGAGTTCTCGAAGCTCAAATTTGACATTGTGAGCGGTGTACCAACCAGTATTCCTGGTAGGTTGTACATGGCCTTGGACTACGATTGGGATGATCCACCAGCTACGACGTCCACACAATTCATGGCTAATTACGGCGCTGTTAGCGCCAATCTTTGGCAGAATTTGTCGTTGACGGTGGACATCACCAAGCTGAACGAAGTTGTTAAGAAAAGATATTGTGCCGATGCCATACGCGCCATCGATTCCCAGCGGTTGACCTACGCTGGTTATCTGATGTTGGCTAGCAATACGCCCAACCAATACAACTTCGATTTGTACGTGGACTACACGGTGATCTTTACTAACCCGTGTTTGCCCACGCCGTCCGTAGTGGCTAGCGTAGCCCCGACCCCCCAGACGTTGGGAGTCGGTGCAGCTGCGGCGTTCTTGGGACTACCGGTTGTGCCGGAGTTACCTATTGTGACGTCTGGTTTGAACGGCGTGCCAGTGTTGGCACCCACGCTGTTCTCCACCGC